CTAATACTTTAAATACTGATATTTCTAATTTAGTAGACTCTTGGCGATTAGAATTAAATACAAATGGCTCGTATATAAAACAGGTTGAGGCTTTAAGGGGGCGTGTTGACAATTTAAAAGACTTAACTCAAACTTGAATTTGTCATTGTTATACGCTCTGGCACTTGTTTTTGGGTTTTACCTCCAAGTTTATCCAGAAATAGGTGCCGGGCTCCCACATAATCAAGAAACCTTTAAATTATTATCCCAAGGTAGAAACTGTAATCGCATTTGTGTCTTTATAGGTCCAGGCATTTCTACCTTTTTAACCAGTAAAATCACCACTGCGCTATCGTCTAAATCAAGACCTCTAAAAAGAGCGTCTTCTGCAAGTTTCACCAAGTTACTCACATCAGGCCTTACGACTAAGTGATTTTCAGACTTCTTTTTTTTTCGCCACGTATCCCTGCAAAAATCTATCTCAAGCCTTACGGGAGCTCCTTTAAGAATTGCAAGTTTAGAGGTGCCATAAACACGTAGAGCTGCACGCTTTACCTCATTAATGGCCATGCGCTCCCAGGCACTTGCAATAGAGGTTTTATAAACCTGCCCACCAAAGCCTCTGCGATAGGTATGATTTACACTTTCAGGGTGACCTGGAATACTAACCGCAAGTACTTGAGACTTACACATAGCTATGAACTCTTCTAGACCGTCTCTAAGTGGTACAATGTTTTTCAAACTAATTAAAAGTTTATAGTAGGGACCTAAAAGAGTAAAACGCGTAAAAACTTATTGGGTAAGATCTTTATTATGGATTCGCTCTCTTTTAAGTCCCCTATGCATAGAATAAACTAAAAATAGTGAAATCAGAAATTACAAACTTCGCAGTACTCATTCTTGTTGCCGTGTTCTCAGCCGGTTTTTGGCTGGGAAACAATCATCACCGTTAACGGCGGCGTTTGGCTTGGTAACAATCACCATCGTTAACGCAACGTATTACGCACCACTGTTGTTTAATTGTAATTATGTAGGTACGCTAATTTGTAAATAGCATTTTAAAATATATTCAAGGGGTGGGCCATTAGAGATAAAGTTCCAGCACGCTTTAAGGGCGCCTTTAAACATTGCCATAGACGCCTTGTTCACGAATTTGTAGATGATGATGCCTTTGCTATGGAGCTTTATAAGAGATTTGAAAAAGGCGATGAGCAAGCTGGCATTGCACTTGAATGGATCGCTAAATACAATAACGAATACTACAAGGGGTTTCTAAAAAAGAGTGACCCCACCGCTATACACAACACCCCTGAGCTCTATAAAGAGGCCACAGACTCACAAAACGCACGCCGTAGAGATATCATCGGAGCCATTAAATCAGGCTCTATGGGGCCACATGCAAGCCTTGTACAATTAGAAGAAGACCTTGACGCACTTGAGGATCACTTAAACTCTCACAGAGATTTTCACCACGAAGAGGTCTTGGTTAGCATTATTGGATTTAAAATAAGCCACAATCTTTAATTTTTACCATTGCTTAATATAAAGTACCTACTTTTAACGAAAGCTACCCAAATTATTGGATGCTTTAAAATGAAAGGAAGCATACTTACATTATGAGTGATGCAATCAACGTGACACCCCCAATTGATGAAATTCCAGCCGATCTAAAAGCACATTGCGAAAGTTTCAGGGCTATGGCCGATGCCCATAACCTACTTGCAGAGGCTAATTTCCCAGCAAAGAAGTTTCAAAGCGTAATGACGGTACTTGCATTCCTTAAAGCCATTCACGACGGGGCACTTGAGATTGCCGCAAAACATGAAAAAGCTGATCTTGTACCAGAACTTAAAGCTTATAAAGAAAAGTTGGCCCAAAGTGTCTGAAGCAGCAGTTACAACACTACCAGTTAAAAAGCGAGGTCGCCCTTTCACTAAAAACGTACCACGTGAAACAAAACCTACTCAAATCGTGCAGCCAATCATTAAAGATTCACGCATCCCACACCCACTTGAGGTACTTGAAAGTGAGGGGAAATTCCCCGATCTAACAGCTGTTGGAATTCTAAACCTAGGTTCAGGCACCAAATACGTCTCATATGTACTAAAAACTAAAGGCGATAAAATCGTATCACTTGAAGTCACAGAGCCCGACATGAAGGCTATTGCTGTAGAGAGTTTAAAAACCGAAGTCGTGCTTAAATTTATAGACCCTGAGTCTGACACGGGAGAATTCTAATCATGAATTATACAAAAGAGTTAGTGCTCCTATTTGGTATGGTTCAGTTAGGCATTCCCACTTTTCAAGATAAGAACGTATTTACTGTTTGTTGCGCTTTTTACACACTCCTATCTGTAATTGAGTACTTTAAACTCCGCGTTGACCAGTCAAAAGCTATGAGCGCACTGTCTATTGAACAAGCTGTGCTTAAGAATAAAATAAAAGATAATCACAATACTGTATCCGCTTCTATGATCGATAAGTCCGAAAAACTTAGCACCATTTTTTCTAGATTAAACGCTTTAGAAGAGGCACAAGAAAGGACTCAAAGATTAGCCGACGAGTCTAAAAAGCTTATCTCTCAAGCCAACATTGGTATGGGCTTTAGGGCCGTTAAGCGTGAAGCATGAAAATTAGATGCCTCTTTGATGAAATGGTAGCTGTAGACGAGTTAGTACCCAACCCAGAAAATCCCAACGATCATTCAGAGAGTCAAATAAATCAGCTCATAACTATTTTAGAATATCAAGGTTGGAGAGCTCCAATAAAGGTTTCAAAACGCTCGGGCTCTATGACCGCAGGACATGGTAGGCTAATGGCCGCCAAACGCATGGGGCTAAAACAAGTACCGGTTAACTACCAAGACTATGATGATGAAGCTATGGAATATGCTGACATAGTTGCAGACAATGCCATAGCGCTTCAAGCAGAGCTAAACTTATCTAAAGTAAACGCAAAAATACCAGACTTAGGACCCGTGTTTAACATCTCAACTTTGGGACTAAAGGACTTTACTTTAGACATCGCAGATAGATGCCTACCGCCCATAGACGCCCCTCTAGACCCTAAAATAACAACATGTCCAGAGTGCGATTATCAATGGATTAAGTAACGCTGTGTTAGCGTAATTTAGCAAAATGGGTAGATTTAAACCAGGCGATCCCAAACCAGTAAACAGTGGACGAAGGCCCGGGTCTGTTAACAAGAAATCTTTACTAGTTAAAGATATTTTAGAGTCTCATGGGATCAATCTTATCGAACAAATTTTAGTGAGATTACCCGAGCTTCCAAGAGAGGTACAAGTAGATACGCTCTTAAAGTTAGCTCCCTATTGCTATCCAAAACTTGCTCAAATTGAGGTATCTGGAAATATAGACGTTAAAGATCGATTGCTTGCGGAGGTGAGTAATGAGGACCTCGATGCAATCCTTACCGAAGCCAAGAAGGTTTAGTGAAGGTGTAATCCTTGCCGCTAAACAAGAAAAATGGCATCGCTGTGATTTAGGTTATCTACTACACGATGGGCAAAGAGTTGTTCAAAAGAAGTTTAATGAAACCACTGGTCAGCTTTTTGTTTGTAATATTGCACGCCAATTTGGAAAGTCCTTTTGGGCTGTTACAAAAGCCGTAGAACAAGCACTTAAAAAACCAAACTCTCAAATCAGATATGGTGCCGCGTTTCAAACAGATCTTGTTGAGTTTATTATCCCAGCTTTTGAAAAGATAATGGAAGACGCGCCGGAGTCTCAAAAAGGTGAACATAAAGTAAGTGGTAACGTTTATGTGTTTCCAAATGGTTCACGCGTTAAGCTTGTAGGTCTTGATAAGAACCCAAACGGGCTACGAGGTAACACACTTGATCTTATTATTATCGATGAAGCAGCCTTTGTTGACTCACTAGATTACATCTACAAATCAATCATCATTCCAGCCACATTACATAGGCCTGAGTGTAAGATCATTATGATATCAACACCGCCTGCAACTCCTGCACACCCGTTTGGTGATTTCATACAACGAGCTGAGATTGTAAACTCATACGCGAAATTAACAATCTATGATAACCCACTAATTACAAAACAAGACATCGATAGAATGGCCGATGAAGTTGGCGGCTATAACTCTACAACCTTTCGCAGAGAATTTTTGTGCGAACTAATACTAGATGATGATTTAGCTTTAGTTAGGGAATGGAGGGACGAATTCGCGCAAGCGATAGAGCGCGATGAGCACTTTGGTTATTATCATAAACTAGTAGGGCAAGATTTAGGTAGGCAAGATCACACAGCGCTTATCTTTGGCTACTACGACTTTAAAAGGGCCGCACTTGTAATTGAGGATGAGCTTACAATGGAGGGTCCACAATGGACTACAATAACCCTAAAAGACGAGGTGCTTAAAAAAGAAAAAACTCTTTGGGGTGACACAAGACCGTTTAGACGCGTCTCTGATAATAACAATCCACACTTACTCACAGACCTATCTAGTATTCATAACCTACACTTTATGGCGGTTAAAAAAGAGTCCAGTCTTGAGCAAATGGTAAACAGGGTTAGGGAGTGGGTTAAACAGGGCCGTATTCTAATAAACCCACGCTGTAAGATGCTAATTGGATGCATGAAATACGGTATTTGGGACGCTAAACGTAGGGAATTTGCACGCTCTAAGGTTTACGGGCACTTTGACCACTTCGCAGCCCTAATGTACCTACTAATCCACACGCCCTATCATTCTAATCCTATTCCTAAATCCCATGGCTTTGAAAATCACACAGCTTGGCTACATAATATTAAAGGTGAGAGCACGCCGAACGCCAAGACGATCGCTAACATCTTTGGGCCTAAAAGATCGAAATAATACCATTGCTATATGTATAAGGAGCACACTTAATGCAAAATAACTCTAAATCTAAAAACTACTGGGCCAAGGCACCGTCAAATGAGATAGCTGACGAGATACTGGACCGTGTAGAAAAATACTACAAATTTATGAGTATGAGCGGAAGGCTTGACCTACTAAGGCGCTCTTGGCTTTATTACTACAGACCACGCGTTACAGGCGGTAGACTTAACCCAGTTGGTGAACAAGGCGAGTTAACCGCCCTATCTGTTAACCATTATAGAAATCTATTATCTCATTTATCTACCATGACTGTGCAACAACGCCCAAGCTTTGAACCCAGAGCTATAAACTCAGACTCTAAATCACAAGCACAAGTAATTTTGGCCGCAGGTCTTCTTGATTATTACATGCGTGAAAAGAAACTAGAGCGCTATCTTAAACGCGCAGTAGATGCAGGTCTTATATTTGGCGAAGCCTTTTTACGCGCTGAATGGGATGCAACTTCTGGTAAGCCTTACGGTAAAACCGCCACGGGTGCCACAGTTTATGATGGCGATATGAAGTACTCAAATTACAATCCTCTAAATTGCATTAGAGATTTTACTTTAGAGTCACCCTCTCAAGAGGTGTTTCACATACTAAGGGATGCAACTAATAAATATAACTTAGCGGCTAAGTTTCCAGACCTTGAAAAAGAGATACTTGACGATTCAGTAGATTTACTAGAATACGCAGCTACTACAACACTTCAAGCCCTAGGGTTTGATGAATCTGATAATATCTTTTTGTACACTCTATTACACAAACCGACTCCTGCAATACCAGAAGGGCGTTTCACAGTTTGTCTTGATAACGGCACTGTATTGCAAGACGGGCCTTTGCCATACAAAGAAACGCATGTTTATAGAATTGCTCCTGATGAAGAAGAGGGCACAATATTTGGCTACACCGTTGGCTTTGATCTACTTGCTGTGCAAGAGGGTATTGATATCCTTTACTCTACAGTGATTACAAATCAATCTGCTTTTGGTGTACAAAACATTCTAGTACCAAAGGGCCATGATATTTCAACAAGCCAAATGAGCGGTGGGCTTAACGTTATTGAATACGATAAGGATATCGGGAAACCTGAAAGTATTAACCTAACCGAAACACCGGCTGAGATATTTAACTTTATTGGAATGCTAGAGAAGACCTCTGAGACACTGTCTGGCGTTAACTCAGTAGCAAGAGGTAATCCTGAGAGCTCACTTAAATCAGGTGCAGCCCTTGCGCTTGTACAATCTATGGCCATTCAGTTTAGCCAAAACTTGCAGCAATCTTATGCAAGACTTGTAGAGGATGGCGGCTCGGGCACCATTTCAATTCTGCAAGATTATGCCTCTGTGCCAAGAGTTGCTGCCATTGCTGGTAAATCAAGTAGACCTTTAATGAAGGACTTTTCAGGTTCAGATATTGATATGATTGATAGGGTTACGGTTGATATGGGTAATCCATTAACCAGAACTACGGCCGGTAAAGTAAACTTAGCTGACGCTTTAGCTGAGAGAAATATGATCGATAACCCCGATCAATACGTGCAAGTTATTACTACTGGTAGACTTGAACCTGTAATTGAGTCAAAACAATCAGAGTTAATTCTAATTAAAGAAGAAAATGAAGGACTAGCTGAAGGGAAGCCACAGGTTGCCATCATTACAGATAAGCACGATCAACACATACTAGAACATCGTGTAGTTTTAGCTAACTCATCAGTTAGACAAGACCCAAATGCAGCTCAGATTGTGCAAGCAACTCTAGATCACATTCAAGAGCACATTAATCTTTTACAAACTGCCGATCCTCTACTTATGCAGCTCATTCATCAACAAAGCCTTGCACCTCAGCCAGGAGCTATGCAGCCAGGTGCGATGATGAATGCTGAACCGCCCCTGCAACAAGCAGCCGGTGAAGCACAATTACCTAATATGCCATCAGCACCTAATGGGGCGGATCCAACATCACAAGGAATTATAGAAGCACAACAAATAGCCTAACCCTATATAGGGACGGCTTTAACATAAAACCTATCTCTATTTTTGAGACGGTAAGGAGTTATTGAAATGAGTGAAGTACAAGTAGCAGCCCCAACACCAACGCCCACACCCGATGCGGCACCCAATACTAGCGGGAATATTGTAGCAGCGCCTACCTCGGCGGGCGGCCCACAAACAGGTGATATCGGTTCAGCCGCTAAAGAGGCTATGCGAAAGTTAAAGATTGATAATGAAGAAGTTGACGAGGCAGAAGTAATCAAAGTCTTTAAAAGTAGAAAAGAGCACCAACGTGCAGCCTCTCGTGAACTAAATGAGGGTAAAGCTCTACGTAAACAAGCTGAAGACCTTATTTCTATGATTAAAGACCCAGACCGCGTTTGGGACGTTATCGACAAGCTTGGCCACGACTCACGCACCTTGGCAGAGAGAAGGCTTGCCGCTGCTCTAGAGGATGAATTAATGGACCCGCGTGATAAAGAGCTACGTGATACTAAAGCAAAGCTTAAACACTACGATGAGATGGAGCGCCTACAAAAAGAGGCCGTACAAAAGCAGCGCCATGAAGAGTTAAAAACTAAGTACATGAAAGAATATGAGGGTGATTTTGTTAAAGCCCTTGAGTCTACAAAACTCCCGCCAACTAAACCCATGGTAGCCGAAATGGCTAAATATATTGCCAGATCTGCTAAAATTGGCTTTGAGATGACCCCACTAGAAGCAGCGCAAATGGTTAAAGAAGACATTGAAACGCTTGTTAGAAATGTTTCAGTCGGTGCCGATGGTGAGATGCTACTAAAAATACTTGGTGAAGACGCGGCTAATAAAATACGTAAATACGACACCGATAAGATCAAAACCCCTGAACAAATGCTACAAACACCAGAAAATCAGGATATTAAAACCAATCAAAGGACTACAAAGCGCAAAAAAACCATGTCTCACAGTGAATGGCGACTTCATAAACGTGGTTTACGCTAAAGCGTAGCTACATTTATGGTAAACGTGAACAAATTGGCTATAATCAGTCTCTATTAGCCAAAAAGAATCGTTATTTATTAGAATGATTTGAAATAAATCATCAAATGCGTTGTGCATAGTCTGCATAATTATGCCCTCATTTCGGGTTAACCATGAATTAAGAGATTACGTTCAAACTATTCTACCATAATAAGTACGCAGCGCAATTTAAGCCGTGCGCTCATGCAAATCATAATATTCCTAAGTGCATTTGCTGTTTTACCTTGTTTACCGATCACTTTGCCAAGGTCTGCTTTAGCCACAGAGACTTGAAACACAGTGGTTTGTTCACCGTGTTTTATGTCAATTTTTACTTCATTTGGGTTATCTACTAATTGAGCAATAATATGCCCAAGAGTTGTAGATATATAATTGGCGCTGTCTTGGCGCTCCTTTGAACATTCATAAGTTTGCACCTCTTTAGTGTAACTAAATCCTTTAAAATTACCATTGCCTTTATGAGATAGGTCTTTGCGATGCTACGGCTACCAATAAGAACTTAGATCAAAAAATATATAAAGCTTCTTCTTATGATGCCACGAGCTACCTAAAGAATATTGAGGCTAAAGGTACAATTAAACAACTTATGAATACTAACACTAAGGCTTTATCTGCTTTAGAAATGAAAAGGAATACACACAATGGCCACAAATACAGGAACCCTAAACGCGCTCTATAAAGTAGCTTATGCAAAAGGAATTATTGATGAAATTCCAATGGCAGGAAAGCTTTGTGAACTTATTGACTTCGTACCAGCTGAATTAATGAACGGTAAGCATCTGTAATATAGTGCTTAGTGGGTAAACCCCCACCAAAGGTTAGAATCCGTTGCGGACTCAAACTTAAAATTTAAAGGATATAACAAATGTATAAAGTCTACGTAATTAAAACTCGTATCGAAGCCTCTGTAGTTTATGTCGGTCTAACTATGCAGTCACTGCTTAAAAGGTTTAGGCAACATAGAGATAGACGCAAGTTTGATATGAAGGATTATTACATAGAGTTGGTTCAAGAGGGTTTGTCTTTAAACCAGGGTGTTACCTTAGAGGAGATGCTGATTAATCAGTACGATACTAGGAATAATGGCTGGAATAAGGCACCTAAGTCTATAAATGGTTATTCAAATAGGCACTCAGGCGAGCAACGAAGGCTTTGGATAGAAAAGCGCGAAGGCGTTAGTTTTGTAGGAAATAGATATCAAAAGCCTAAGGGTGAAAAGGTATCTGATTTTCATCAAAAAGCTTTAGTAAAAGCCGGAATAAACAA